CGCCAGTCGTGCCAGTCCCAGTGCCAGTGGTGGTGGTGGCTCTAGGCGTGTAAGTGGTGTTAGCCCCGGGAGGGGCCCAGCCGCCGCCGACATTGAAGCCCGCAGCATACAACGCCTTGGCAACGCTTGAGTTGGGGTCTTCAGTGCCCGCAAAATAGCTGTCTAGAAGCGCTTTTGCGGCGCTTCTGGCACCGCCACCGCCGCTGGCACCGCCGACCCAGTGGTCGGCGCTGTTGAGGTTGAACAAGCCGGTTGCTATGAGCCTATTTATGTCCGCCTCGGTGGTTAGGGTGCCGTAACTGGCAGCGTAGCCGGGAATACCGGTGCCGGTGGGGGTTTGGCGAGCGGTAGTCGTGACATTTGTAACCGGAGTGGTCGTATTGCCCCCCGTCGTGGTCGTATTGCCCCCAGTTGTGGTCGTACCGCCGCCAGCGCCGACGCCGCCGCCAGCGCCGACGCCGCCGTCAGTCCTGACGCCAAACATGTTGTAGGTGCCCGTGCCAGTCGGCGTGCTGGCCATCCACGGAGCCACAGACCCCTGAGCGAGGGCGTAGTTGTAATGCTGCGTCTCGCCGGTCGGGCTCTCGCCGTAGTGGTACATGCCGCCCATGGTGCCCGGATCGTAACCCGAGTAGGGGCTCTGACGCGGCTGCATCACGCTGGGCGGTGCGACGATGCCTGAGCGGTAACTCTCGGCCAGGGCGCGGGGGTCAACGGCAAAGGACGAGGTTGGCAGATTGGCTACCGGCTCGTTAGGCAGGCTCATGCTTGCCGCAGTGGTCGGCGCTGTTATGCCGTTGCGTTCGAGGTTGGGGTCAACGACAGCGCCGCCGTCGGCCTTCCGCATTACCTGAAAAAGAGAATTGCGCATATTTGTGTCCCTTGAGGGGTGTTGAATGTAGCCGCCTTTTTTGACGGCCAGCGTGCGGCCCTCGGCTTCGCCGTGCAGGATATAATGTTCCAAGGCAAAATCGTAATCGTTGATTACGCCGTCGTTGTTCACGTCACCGTAAGCGCCGGGGTTGGCTTTAGCTTCGGCGGCCACGTCGGGGTAACGACGTAAGTAGTCGGCTAGGGCCGCAGTGCCTGCTGGGTTGACATTGCCAGTGCCTGACGGGTTGCCGGAGCCATCGGTGTTGACCGCCGCGTCGGTAAGGAGGTTGCTGATCGGGCGAGGGGTGTAGGGCGTGCCTGCCGTACCCAGCGCGCTGAACAGACCGCGCGGTGCGCCGAGCTTGGCGCTGAAGATTGGCGAGAGGCTGGCGCGTTGTTGAGCCAGAGTGCCGCCGGGTGTGCCGCCGAATGTGCCCCCACCCTTGTTGTTGCTGTTGACCGCGTTTGTAACGGCTGTGGCGGCGGTTAGGCCCAGCTTAACGGCCTCTATTGGGTGTTCTTTGACCCAGTCGATTACTTTGGTAAGTGGCCCCGAAAAAGTCGGGTTTGGCCGCTCTGTTGGGTTCCCTTGGTTGTCGTAAGTACCATTGGGCGTAAAGCCCGGCCCCGGGTCGAGCTTAGGGACCGCGTTAACGACGGCGTTAGCGACGGCTTCACTAAAGGGTATGACGGGGTTGAAGGGGTCGCGGGGTTTGCCTGAAACATCTACTTTGCTGACGGGGTTTTGTCTGGCCACCCATTCAGGAAACTGAGTGGCGGTAATGCCGCTTGTTATAGCGCGAGTGACAAAGTCGGTAAGGTCTATGCCTAACTTTTTACCCAACACATCTCCTGTGACCGTAACCGCATCAACTTCAGCCGGGGTCAGGGCTTTGACAGCGAGGGGGGTGCCCCCGCTGACTGTGCCAGTCGGCGACGCCGGTCTTACGGTTGGGTCGGCGTTTGAAGCGGGCGGGGATTGAGTTACGGGAGCTTGGTCGGGAAAATCATTGTAAGTGTTGTTTAATCCGGCATTGGCCGCATTGCTCAACGGCGAACCCACAGCCGAACCCGCAATTAAACCCGGAGTTAAACCCGCAGTTGACCTAGCTGTGCCGGTAACTATCGCTGGCGCTACCGTAGGCGCTACGTCGCCTGCGGCAGCTCCCAGATCGGTTGCTACCGAACCGCCCAACTTTTCAAACGCGGCTTTTCCCGCAGCCGTTATGGTGCCTTTTGCCGCCATGTTGGTTAGCCCAACACTTATGGTTTTGTTGTAGGCTGCTTGCGCTGCCGCACTCATTTCGGCGGAAGTGGCGTTTGCGCCCAAAGCGCTTGCGGCTTTAGCAGCGGCCTCATTACCTAGGCTTGACAGCGCCGCATCGGCGGCGGAAGCAGAGGAGCTTAACAGAGTAGAGATTTCGCCGCCTATTTTGCCGCCGATGTAAGTCGTTGCGGCTGTGATAGCCATGTTTTTTAGGGCTTGCGCGGAGTTCTGGTTCTGAAGCGCGGAATTAGCGGCGGAGGCCGCCGTAGCGGCCAATACCGCCCAGTGGGGCCCTGCTGCCATTGCGGCAATAGTTGGCAACGCCACGTCGAGGAACGAATTGAGCTGCGTCTTCTTTGTCGTGCCGACGGTGTCCTGCGACACCTGTTGCCAGTCCGTTGCTCCAGGCGCTTGCTTCTGGAGTATCCACGTTGCGCCCGTGCCAAACTGCTTGCCCATCTGTTGGACGAGGTTGGAGATGGCAGCCGCGCCCGCAGCGCCGGACCCCGAGTAGTAGACCGTCCCGTCTAGGCCGACGAGGCGCACCTTCTCGTCGGGCGCAGCCGAGAGCTGGTAAATCTTGTTCTTGGGGTTGCCGTAGTTCTCGGGGATTTCAAAGGACGACGCTGCACCGGACGCTATGCCGGTATCCATCGGGTTGCCGTTCTCGTCGTACTGCGGATACACCGACAGCGATGAGCTTGCGTTGTTGTTGGCGGCTGACGCAATGTTGGCGGCTGACGCAATGTTGGCAGGCGTGGTGTCAACCGCGCCTGTGGAAGTCCTCACAGCCAGACCCGGCACCCCGCCGCGTCCCTCGTCGCCGAAGTGCTGTTGATGCCACGTGTAGTAGTCGGCGGGCGTAGTGAATTGCCCCGCGGCAACGGTCCGCGCCGCTTCCTGCTGTAGGTCCGGGTTGGCAGCGGCGTAGGCAGCAAGTTCGGGCGTTACGGCAAAGTTCGAATTAGGCGCAGGCTGCCCCGTAGGCGCACCGCCGCCGGTGTTAACGGCGAAGCTCGAACCGTCGTCGGTGTAATTACCTTGATCGTCGTATGGCATTAGATCGTCGCCTCAAGCATGGGGTAGGCGCGTTGCGCCCACTCCCGCCAATCGGTGAATTGATAGGGGTCAGGCACGTTGCGCTGGCTGTAGCCGTTGGCAACGACGAACGCCTTCGCCCAGCCCTGCCACTCGTTCTCGTTGTCCAGCTTGCCAAACGACCACACGTCCGTAACCGACAGAATGACGCTGTCAGCCCAGTCCCGGAGGGTCATGTGTCGCGGGTCGATCATCCAATGACGGTTCCATCGCCGGGTTGCAGGTGGCCCAGACAGATACCCATCTGGTAGTCGCCGCCTATGACGTTGCTCTCGAACCGGAACCGTAGCTCGCGCCGCTGATCTTTGAAGTATATCACCTGCTGCTGCGGGATAGAAGGCGTCTGCACAATCGTTTTGATTTCGCCATTAACCTCGGGTGCGCGGGCGTTTGCGCGGCCTGTGACCTGCACCGTCATGTTGCCGACCTGCACGAAGTCAGGCTCCAGCATCAGCACCTGAAGCGCCCTGTTCTCCTGCGACATCACAGGCAGCGATATGTCGGCGGTCTCAAAGAACGACAGGATAGGCTGGATGTTCTGCCCGTCGATCTCGTCCTTGCCGATCTCGTGGACCCAGAACTTGAACGGATTGACGAAGGTTATGTTGAACGTGGCGTCGGCCCCGCTGCCGCCGGTCACGTCCACGGGGTTTTCGGGAGCCAGCGTATAGGAGCCAGCGTTGGAGATTTCCACCGTGTCAATGGCATCGCCCCCTCCAACAGTGAGCACCGTCAGTTGGGTTGGGATGCTGTACGCGCCGCCGACTACGGTAAGCACGTCACCCACCGTGTAGTTCGTGCCGCCCGCATCGAGGGCTACGTCGAAGGCCGCAGCGGGCTGCGGAGCCACGCCGGTCATCAGCGGCCTGCGGAACACCGCCGGGAACAGGCCCGCCGAGCGGCCACCGTTGGGCAGTTCAAGGTCGTACCAAGTCTTTTCGCGGGTGTTGTAGATGACGGCGTGCGTACACTCCGTGGCTCCGTCACGGGGGTAGCACCACCAGATTTCGCCGTAGCGCGGCACCTTCATGGCGAACACCTTCTGGCGGGCGGCGTAGTTCAGCCCGTCGAAGAAATAGTTAATGTTCAGGTTGTTCTCGACCTCGCGCACGACGCCGTTGAACAGCAGGAAGCGGTCCACGCCGCACCAGTAGAAGACGCCGTCGTACTCGATCACGCAGTTGGACGACAGGATCGAGGTTTGGGTGGAGAGCGTGTCGGCCTGGAAGATTTGATCGCCGCCTACGAAGGATATGCGCACCAAGCTGTCGGCGGACCAGAACAGGCCCGAGGGCGAGTTGCCTGGGCCACCGCGCAGGGGTAGCCCGCGCACGATCTTCTGGGACGTGATGTAGGCGTCGCCAGAGCCAGCGCCGCTGAAGTCGCTTGGATCGCCGGGCACGGACCACGCCACGTAGCCGTTTGAACCGTACATAAAGGTGTAGGGGTGCAGCGCCACGACGCCGCCGGTGGCGTTGCCGCCGCTTGGGATGGCGATAGCCGTTAGCGGGTCGGTGCCTAGCAGGTCGCCGTAAAACACCTCGCCGCCAAGGCTGTTGCAGATGCAGCTATAGTTCGGGGCTACCTGGGCGATGATCTGGTTGGCATCGCCCAAACCGTCGTAGGTAAACTGCCACATATTGCCGGGGTCGGGCGTGAAGTCGCTTTCCGGCGTGCGGTCAATTATGGGGCTGGTGTTGTTCGAGGCGTCGATGAAGAACCGCTCGACGTAGTTGGCCGAGCCGCTGTGGATGTAGGTGAGCTGGTCCTGGGTGTACTCACTCAGTTGGGTGCTGACTTCCCGCAGGTACTTGTTGATCGAGCGGTAGCCGCCGATCTTACGCGGCAGGCCGCGCTGGAACCGGACCCACTGCCCGTCCACGTAGTTGTCGCCCTCGAACTTCGTCCCGTCACGCTTGATGCCGGGGAGCGACTTAATCTGGAGTATTTTGTCGGCCATTAGACAAACGGCGTCAGAGAGGCGAGGACGGTGAAGGCCGCCGACCCCGTCTTGATAACCGTGTAGGTGTACACATCAACGCCGGAGGCGTTGCCCGCAGCGGGCACCGCGCTTTGCCACTTGGTCGTCACGCCTGACGTGGTGCCGTCAACCTGCACGACGTTGTTATAGTACGCAGTAGCCCCCTGGGTGACGAGGAAGGCGGCGGTGACGCTCTCGCCGCTGGACATAGCGGTGTCTAGCGACGTGCCCGACGAGGCGCGCAGGTTGACCGTCCAGTTGGCCGAGGCGTTAGAAGTGTAATACAGGACGCTCTGGGTTGTCACATCGTAGTTGATCGTGCCCGTCGCGGCGGTAGCGGACGCGGTGACTTTCTCTAGGGCGTTGACGAGCTTCGCCGCCAAGACGCTGGTCGAACCAGTGAACGTCTGCTGACCAGTCCAGGCGTTGGCGTAGGTCACGTCGAGGCTAAGAGTGCCGGTGGTAGTGATCGGACCGCCGGTCAAGCCGTTTCCCGACGCCACGCTGGTGACGCTGCCGCCAGAACCTGTAGCGTTAATGGTGATCGTGCCGTTGCCGTTAGTGATGGTGACGCCGCTGCCTTGCGTCAGTGTTGCCTTAGTCAAACCGCCGCCGGAGCTGTTGCCGATCAGCAGTTGGCCATCTGTGTAGGAGGTGTTGCCTGTGCCGCCGGAAGCTACAGCCAGCGTGCCTCCCAAGGTCAACGTGCCAGTGGTTGTAATGGCCCCGCCAGCTAGCGTCAGTCCCGTCGAGCCGCCTGAGCCGCTAACGCTGGTTACGGAGCCATCGCCCGTGCCAGCGCCGATGGCGGTGCGCGCATTGGCTTGGGTCGAGGCAGTAAACACGTCAATGCCGACGGTCGTGCCACCCAGGTTTATGAGCGCGCCGCCAGCCGTGCTGGCACCTGTGCCACCGTCGCTGATGGCAATCGGCAGAGCAATCGACGCCGTGTCGGCCTTAACGACATCCGTGCCGTTGCAGTAGTAAATGCCCCGGCTGTCGCGCGGCACGTCCACCGGAACCGTCTGGCCGTCAGTGCCGATGCTCAGAGTGTAGGAGCCGCCGGTTGTGTCGTTGGAGACCCAGTACTGCTGCGTTGTGGCAGGCAGGATGACAGCGACATCACCAACAATCTCGCCCACAAAGGAGTAGGCAATGCGGTTTAGCTCCGCGCCAGACAGGGTGTAGTCGCCGCCGCCCTCGCCCGCTAGGTTGATGGAGGTGTAGTCGAAGGCAAACACGGCCTGCTGGCCGAAGCCGACAGTGAAGAAGCTAGTGCCGTCGGTAATGACTGTGGCGCTGTCCTCGGGGCGCAGGACCAGCGTGCTTAGGGCGTTGATGGTGTCGCCGCCCTGCGCGGTGATGGTGAGGTTGCCCTCGCCACTGTTACGGACAGCCACAAACCAGTTGTTGCCGACCGAGGAGGCGGTGGGCAGCGTCAGGGTGCCGAGGCCACCCTCCCAGACAAAGGCCGCAGCGCGGTTGCCCGCGCCAAGCGTAAAGTCGTTGTTGAAGACCGTGACGGGCTGCGACTGCGACAGGAGGCTGCCCTGGGCGATCAGGCCGTAACCGGCCAGTTGAGAGGCTTGGGCCTGCGCCGTCGCGGCACCGGCTTGGAAGCTCTCCCACGTACCGGCGACGGTCGTGTTGTCGGTCAGGTACAGAGTGAAGGTCAGGCCCGCATCAATAGAGAGCAGCGTCCCGCCAGCATTATCCTTGATCGTGATGGTGTCGGGGCCGACGTTCAAGAACTGGGTGACTTGGCCCACGCCCGTCAGCATCGCGTCGGGCATCGTGATCGAGTAGGCGTCGGTCGGCGTAACGTCGATGATCCGCGCAACAATGTCGTTGCCGGTCGCTGTTTCCAGCGGCCATTGCAGTTCCGTGTCGGCTGTGAGCGCCAGGGCCAGATAGCTGACATCCGACGGGTAGATCGTGTTGCCGCCAAAAACTTGGGTGAATGACACTTATGCCTCCTTCCGCACGGCGGAACGGTCAAGGATTTTGGCGAGGTCTTCGCCGTTGAGCATGGCCGCCGAGCGGTCGTACATCTGCTGCCATACTGGGATGCGGTCGTCGTTCTTCAGGAAGGGCGTGGCCTCCAACAGGGTGGCGTACAGCAGCACCTGCGGCGCGTAGTCGGTGAGCCAGTTGGTTTGGTTCTCGTCGTCCAGCAGCACCGGCAGCTCGTAGTACAGCACCTCGAAGGGGTAAGCCTCGTCGGGCGGCGGCAGGATCAGCCAGTTGGTGTAGTTGTAGTCGGCGTAGAACACCGGCTCCTCGGTCAGGCTCTCGTCGGGCCAGTACGAGCGCAGGTACTCATAGTCGCGTGTAAACAGGAACTTGCGGACATCGTTGGTAGCGCCCGTGCCGATGTTGATCGACACCGTGTCGCGCCAGCGGTCGGGCTTCTGGTAGACGGATTGGCCGACGATCAGGGTGTCGGTGACGACGTTGATGAAGCCCTGGATTTTGAGTTCACGGGCGATCCGGCGCTCTGCCAGATTGATAAGACGCGGGATTTGCTCGTAGACGATGGCGTCTTCGGCTAGGGTAGCACCACGTTCAAGATAACGACGCACGTCCTGTTGGAGCGTCGTGAAGGTCATCGTCGTCGCCATACAGCACCTACTGGTGGGTGATGGACGCCGCAACCTTACATGAGGCTTCGACCGTCAAGCTGTTTTTATAGCGCACTAAGGGCGGCCTGTCACGGGCCGCCCCTCGCACTTTGGTTAACGCAAGCCGTTCCGCAGGGTAGCCGCCAAGATGGCGGTGACCGCCATTTGGATGGCCTGTATGGCCGTGGCGTCGCCGGTAGCGTAACTAGCGCCTGCGCCAATGATGGTCAGCAGCGCAGCGATGTAAGTCTTCTTGCCTTTAAGAATACCAAACATGGTTGTTTTCCTTATTGAGGGATGGGGCCACCGACCGGGTAGGTCGCGCCCGTAGGCGCTTGGGTGACCACAAGAGTGCCCGAAACAACGGGCGCACCGGCAATATTCTCGTTTATTGGGCCGTAGCATTTGGCCAATTTAACGGTGCCGACACGCTTGGGTTCAAGCGTGCAGGCGAAAGAGAACATATTTGACAGCCCATTACCAGCACTTGTCGTGAAGGTGCGGATGGTGGCCACGTCGCTGCGCGACCAATTAGGAGCCTGCGGGAACTTGTCGCGGTACTGGTACAGGCTCCAAACCTGATTGGGGCCGGGCTGATCGCACGAGCCCTTCATGTTGCCGCCAGCCACGTCGGCAATGGCCGGGCCGTTTAGCACCGGGCAGACAGCCATCGCTTCTGAAAACTGAGCCGTGCCGCCGCCCTCGACGTTGACTGTGATCATCTTGCCGGTCGGGGTGCTAGGTGAGGCGGCGCAGAGCGCGAACTTCTGGTGGCAGATTTGGTAGCTGCGGGCGTGGGCCGGAGCCGAGATGGCAAGCATGCCAGCGGCGAGGATGGCGATATGTTTCATGCGTGTATCCCTGGTGAGTAGGTCATC